CGGGTCCGAGACGGCCGAGGACATCTCGGCGTCCACGGTCCGGTTCAGGAGGATCGTGTAGTCGACGAGGGTCAGGGCCTTCAGCTTCTTGTTGGGCTTGAAGGACCCGGTGTCCAGGTAGGAGAAGTCGGGCGTGAAGGGCGTCCCGGCGGACAGCGGGCCGAACACGGGGACTTCGGTCCCGTCGGTCTCGAAGACCCGGATGGCGCTGCCGGTGAAGACGACGACGTACCGCTCGTCCGAGGACCGATCGATGACGTGGACCAGGGCGTCCCCGAGGTCGCCTGAGTCCAGCTGGGCGACGTGGTCGATCGGGTGCCGCTTGGTCAGGCCGTCCGTCGGCGAGACCCAGGCGTTGTCCATCACCTCGCACTGGCCCGGGAGGCGGATCGAGTCCGCCTGCTGCGACACCCCCTGGATGAGGGAGGACGTCGGGAGGGTCAGGCGGGGCACTTGGTCACCTTTGCTTTCACGAGGTAATCGAGGGCGCGCCGGAGTCCCACAATGGAATCTCCCAGCTTTCCAAGACCACTATTACAACTATTGCATAACCCGCCGCGGACCACGCCGGTGTCGTGGTCGTGGTCAATGCAAGTGGCCGGGCGGCCGCATATTCCGCAGCCGCGAGACAGGATGGCGTCCGCCTCTTCCGGTGTGATGCCGTAGGCGTGTTTCAGGTGCGCCTTTCGCATACCCTCGAACACCCGCTTCGGGTTGTTCGCGCGGTACTGAGCCTGACGCTTGCGGATTGCTTCTCGGTGACGCTGGTAGTAGGCCGCCTGTGTGGCCTTCTTGGTTTGGGGGGTCAGACCCGCCAAGTGTTCGGATACCTACGATTGAGGGTGCGCGCGGCTGCCCAACTATCAAACACGGTGCGGCGCTCGACGTCGCTCTCGCTCTCGCGGAGGGTCGCCAGGGCCTGGTGCTCCTCGCGGGAGACCTCGGCCGCCGCGGAGGGCCCCTGGAGGCGGTCGCGGAACAGGCGCGCGGCGCGCAGCTGGACGTAGCGGCGGAAGGTCTCCGGGGTCGCCTCGAAGTCCACGAGGTAGACGACGGTCGCCTTCATGCCCGCGTCCATGACGAACGTGTGCTTCCCCTTCGACCGGTTGTACAGGGACAGGGCGTCCGCCGGCGTGGCGTCCGGGTCAGCCCGGAAGACGAGGTCCTTCTGGGACGGGTTAGGCGAGTCCAGGAAGATCCGGACGACGTTCGCGGGGACCTGGTACTTCGAGTCCCCGTCCAGGACGAGCTCAACGTCCGATTCGGTATTGAAGGACCACCCGCGGCTCATGACTTCCAGGGTGACCTCGTCCAGGACGTCCGCCGCGAACTGGGCGTCGATCGGGAGGGGCGGGGTCAGGTCGGCCACGGGGGCCTCGTTCAGGGTCCGGAGGATCGCGTTGACCGCGCTCAGGCGCGTAGTCTGCGTGGGGACGGCCATGGGATCCGTGTGGTCCTTTCGATGTAGTCGGCGAGTAAGCGGAGGCGGACGGGTGAGTCCTTGGCGTGACCAAGGGCGAGGTTGCAGCGTCCGCAGGTCTGGCCGCGGAGTGCGCCCGTCGCGTGGTCGTGGTCGATGTGCAAGTTGCAGGCGAAGTGCCCGCAGGCCGTGCAGATGCCGAACTGGGCGTTGGTCAGGGCGACCTCGGCCTGTTGACGGTCGAGGCCGTAGCGGCGCATGAAGTCGTTGGTCGCCCCGCTGTAGCGCCGCTTGAACGTCCCGCTCCGTTTGCGGTCATTTCGGCGTCCCAATTCACGGGCACGATCAGGATGTTCCGCGCGCCACCTCTTGCGGTCCCGCGAGGAGCAGGTGGGACAACGGTGGTTGCTTTTGTACCTCCGGGTATCGGCGCACCTCTGGCACGGGTCCTTGGTCACGAACATGGTCCCCTCCGGGAGTAGTAGATGAACCCGCCCAGCGGACTGCTAGGCGGGTTCAGGATGGCACGAACTAGGGACTACGCGATGGCAAGCTCGACGCTGGCCTCCGGCCGCAAGATTCCCATACCTTGGGCCAGCGCGATCGAGGTGAGCCAGCCCTTGAGGCGGTGCTCGCGGCTCGACTCGACCTGCGCGTCACGGAGCATGAGGCGGCCCGCCGCTTCCGACTGGAAGCAGACGCCCGCGGTATTGGAGAAGTCGCCGTAGTAGACGTTCCCCTGCTCGGACGCGCCGCCGGCCGAGGTCCCGAACGTCGCGTCGCCGGACGTGATGTTCGAGCTCGGGAGGTGGTTCGTCGGGACGAGGACGAAGCCGGCGCAGCGGTAGATCTGCGCGCGAGCGTAGTCACCGTTGGCCGCCGACAGGTCCTGGTTGATGAGCGGGTAGCCCACCGTCGCCTGGGTCACGGTCGGGCTCGTCGCCGCGATCGAGACGCTCGGGTCGCGGATCAGGTTGGCGTGCTGGTCCCAGCTGATGACCGCGAAGCGGCCGTCCATGGGCACGTTCTTGTGGTCCATCTCGACCTTCGCCGCGAAGAGGGCGTTGGCGAGGGCCACGCCCGACGTCTTCATCGACGCGTCGACCACGACCGAGCCGCCGTCCAGACCGGAGATGGTCGAGGACGCGCGCGCGGCGAGGATCAGCGTGTGGATCGCGAGACGGTCCGAGAGGACCGCGACCGCGCGACCGAGCTCCCGGGCGTACGGGCCCCGGACTTCCCACTCGCTCATCGCCTCGTCGAGGTCGTAGATGGTGACCGCCGACATCAGGAGCGAGTCGATGTTGATGATCCGCTCGTTGCCCTTGATGTTGGACAGGAGGCTGTTCGCCGTGTCCGAGATGTCCTTGCCGGCCGACAGGAAGAAGGCCGTCGCGCGGCCGAGGACCTGGAAGCCCGCGGACTTGCCGCTGGCGATGCTCCGCTGGCGGACCAGCGGGGCGACCACGTTCATCTGCGCGAAGGTCGCGAGGACCTCGCCAGAGAACTTCTTATAGAAGAGTGCGCGCGTGTCGCCGGAGGTGTTGACCTGACCCGGACGAGAGAAGTTCGTATCCGACATGAGTGATGCGTTGCAGTCCGCCGGGACCAGTCAAGGTCCTTGGCGGGAAAGCTCCTGTGTGGTTGGGGGCGAAAGGGTGGGTCGAACCCATGCCTCGCGTCGGACCACGTCCGGACGGCTACCGGGTGTCCCGCGAACGGGGCCGGTTGCCGAACGCTGCCTCTGCTGCGCTGCGGTTCTGCCTGGGCCCGCGGACGCGGACCGAGGTGTAAGGCGGGACCGCTCAAGCCTTGCGGCGAACGGTCCCTGGACGCCTAAGCGGAGGGGTTCCTAGGCGTCGTTCCGATGGAGGGCCCCGAGGAGGGCCCTCGCGGAAGTCTTCGTAAGCGACCAGGCGTCCCGGAGGATCGCCGGCGAGTGGCCCCACGCGCGGAGCACGAGGGCCCCGACGGCCCCGAGAACTAGCAGGCCCCACGGGAACCCGCCAGCCCCAGCGGGCCCGCCGACCGTGTGCATGGTCGGGGTGAACAGGAGGCCACCGAGCCACCCGCACACGCCGGCCACGACGGCCGCGATGGGCCCCGTCAGGCCGAACAGGAGCGAGGCCGCCCCGCCGGCCGCCGCGCCGCCTGCCTCGGTCGCGTGGTTCCCGGCGGCCTGTAGGGCCGCACAGGCGGACATGGCCGCCGCGAGCGTCCCCAGGGCCCCCGCCGCCAGGAGGGCCTTGAGGAAGCCGGCGCGTGACATCAGTACCGGCCGCTCTTGATCGACGCGTCGATCATCTTCTCGACCGCGGCGCGGTAGTTCGGGTCGGCCGCGTACCGCGGGTCCGCCTGGGCCTTGACCTGCTCGGCCATGCTCGCGAACATCTTGACCCCGAGGGCGCCCGAGGGAGCCCCGCCGGCCAGGCGGGTCGGCGCGGGCCGCTGGGCCGGGTCGGCCTGGCCGCCGCCGGCGAGCTCGAACCGGGCCTTCAGGCCCTGGACCGCCATCTCGACGATCTGGGCGTTGCCGCTGTTGACGGCGGCGTTGTAGGCGGACTGCTCGGACGCGGAGAGGTTCTCGGCCGCCCAGGTCGCGATCTGGCCGTACCGCTCCTGGCCGCCGGCGAGTTGGAAGGTCTTCTGGAGTTGGCCGTCCCGGATCGCCTGGAGGCCCGCGACGTGCTGGTCGATCAGGCCGTCCGAGAAGCCCTTCGCCCGGAGGGCCTTGCGGCTCCCCTCGGACAGGGTCCCGGCGCCGACGACTTCCTGCATGTACGTCTGGAGGTCACCCTCGGTGATGAGGACCTTGTCGTCCGCCTTGCCGGCCATCTTGGCGCGGAGGCTGTCGTGCGCCTTCCGGAAGTCCTCCGGGGTCGCGTACTCCTCCGGGAGCCACGCCGGCCGGTCCTTCTTGCCGAGCTCGAGGGACTTCGGGGCCGCGGGCGCCTGCGGGGCCGGCTGGCCCTCGGGGGCCTCGGCGGTCGGGATGGGGTTCGGGGCGGTGTTCGGCATCTCGGCCGTGACGGCCCCTTCGGGGGCCGCGCCGGACACGGGGGAGGCGACGAGGAAGTTCTCTGCGCTCATGGACTACTGCCCTCCTTGGGCTTGCTGCTGGTCTGCGGACTGCGCGAGCCGGTCCCGGATGGCCGACCCGATCTGGGTCGTCGCCGGTCCGCCGACCGTCTCGAGCATGCGCTGCTGCTGGGCCTGCTGGGCCTCCTGCTGGAGTTGCTCGGGCGTCTTGACGAGGCCCTCGGTGCGGATCCCGGCCGCCGTGAGGTACCGCAAGGTGACCTCGAGCCCGTCGCAGTAGGATGCGGCCGCGTTCGGGAAGACCGTGTTCAGGCCCGTGAAGGCCTCCGTCAGCCGGCCGAGGTCGTTGCCCCTGCCGAGGGCGTCGATGCCCGTGACGATCGACGGCTTGATGATGTTCGTCGGGATCTTCGGGAGCCGGCGGGGCTTCGAGGTGGACATGCGGTGCATGACCATCTTGATGAGCGGGACCTGGAGCTCCTTCGCGGACAGCGTGTAGATGCCCCCAAGGCCCTGCTCGAGCTCCTGGGCCATGAAGCGGATCTCCTCGGCGGTGACCCGCTCGGCCTGCCGCTGGACGCTCGAGGACAGCTGGAAGGCCTGGGCAAGGCGCTGCTCGATGGCCTTCGCGGTCGAGCCGGCGACCTGGAGGTCGCCCATCTTCTGGACCTGCGCGAACGTGATGTCCGCCGCCCGGCCTGGGAGCCAGCGGCCGTTCTCGGCCCCGGCGACCTCGTTGATGTTCGTGAGCCCGGCGGGGTCGACGAGGGGGATGATCCGCGAGCTCGCGGCGGCCCCTTCGACCGTCGACTGGGAGAGGCCCTCGAGGGACATCAGGTCCCCGAGGTACTCGTGGACGTAGCTGTCCGAGTAGTCCTGGCCGCTGTTCACGGACACGCGCAGGGGGATGAACTCGAGCTCGTCCGGCTTGATGTCCTCCTGGCGCGAGCCGGGGACCTCGCACCCCTCGAGCTCCTGGTAGACGCACCAGGTCCCGCCATCCAGGACCTCGCGGTTGGACTTGTCGAACTTGGGCGTGTACTCGGCGCAGGTGTACAGGTCGTAGTACGGCTCCGCGGACCCGGTACCCTCGGGGCCGTCGCTGGAGCCCTTGATGTCCCGCATGTTCAGCGGGACGTCGCACTCGCCCAGGCGCTCGTGGGTGATGATCTCGACGACCTTGCCTGTTGAGTGCTGCCGGCGGACGACGTACTGGTCGATGTGGAAGACCCGCACGGCCTGCTCGCCGTACTGGATCAGGGCGTTCCCGGCGACGACGAGGTGGCGCATGGCCTCGTACAGGGCCGTCCGGAAGCCGGTCGTCTCGAGCTCGGTCAGGATGGCCTCGCTCGCCTTGACCAGGTTCTGCTCGACCTGGGTGCGGGCGTCGTCCTTCTCGCCGGGCATCTTCACCCCGACCAGCTGCTCGAGCACGTACGGCTCGACCTTGAACTGGAAGAAGGGTGCGTTCGGGGGCATGACCGTCATGGTCAGCTTGGCCGCCAGGCTGTTGACCCCGAAGGACCCCATGGCCTGGAAGGGCGTCGGGAGGTCCGTCGCGAAGTTGTACCCGGCGTCGACGACGAGGCTCGGGATGGTCAGCTTGGAGCACAGCCTCGCGCGGCGCAGGTACGGCTCGCGGATCTGGGCCATCCGCTCGTACCGCGCGCGGACCGAGTCCTCCGGGGGCTGTCCCTCCGTCGCGACGATCGGCGGATTTTCACTACCGGGATTGTCGTAGATGGGGGCTCCTACGCGCCTAGGAAGGCGGTGTCTTCTTGGTTGAGGTATTCGATCGCGCGCGCCAGTCGGTCCGCGCTGTCCCGGAAGCGTCCCAGTCCAGTGTTACACCCTTGGCACAAGAGTCCACGGACGCGCTTAGTCTCGTGGTCATGGTCCACGCACGCCACTGGTTTGGTCTGACAGATGGCGCACAGGCCGCCTTGCTCTGCGGACATCCGGTCGTAGTCCGCCTGGGTGATCCCGTACCGGTAGCGCAGCCCGTAGTCCCGCATCTTCGGACGGTTGGCACGCTGCCATCGTGCGATATGCGGGGACTGCACTAGCTGTTCTCCGTGATCTCGAAGTTGATCGCCCACTGGAGCGACATCAGGTCACCGATGGCGCTCGTGGCGGGGAGCGTGGCCGTGACCCGGAAGCCGGTCTCGCCGATGCCCGTGAGGGCGGTCGACGTGCAGTCGGTCGAGGTCCGCTCGTTGCGGGCCTGGGCGTTCGCCGCGGCCGGGTTGTAGAAGGTGGTCCGGACGCCGCCCGCCGAGAGGTTGCTGTACGTGCGCGGGGGGACCGTGAACCGGAACTTCGGGCTCGTGATCGTGCCCGAGGCGAGGTTCGACACCCAGAGCTCCTTACCCGCGTCGACGCTCGTGGCCGGGGCGACGATGTCCGCGAAGGACTTCTGGAAGTACCGCTGGAGGAGAGGCTGCTCGAGCCCGGGCTGGCGGGCGATGTAGACGCGCTCGTCCTGGCCCTCGTTCAGCATCATTTCCGAGAGGAAGAAGATGTCGTTGGTCGCCGGCCGGTTGTTCGTGTAGACGACCGGGATGATGTTCAGGGCCGTCGAGGGGACCGTGAAGACGCCCGAGAACTGGGTCCACGTGCCGGACAGGGTGCACGAGACGCCGGCGCCCGAGATGGACGCGCTCGTGCTGCACTTGTCCGGCGTGATCGCCGAGAGGTTCGTCCCCCAGGTCGGGTCCGTCGAGGCCGCCCCGAAGGCGCTCGCGAACGTGGCCGGCAGGATGTCGACCGTGCCCGAGGCCGTTAGGTACAGGAGGCCCAGCCGGAGCGTGTGGGATCCGACGCTGTTCTTGGCCTTGACCGAGAACCGGACCTGCCGCCCGCGCAGGGGGGCCGTGTGAACCGCCTCGAGGGGCTGGGCAATGATGATCTTGCCCTGGTTGGTGATCTTCTTGAACTGGCCGTAGAAGCGCGCGGCGAGGTTCGTCTCGGGCGACGTGATCGTGTCGACCTGGTTGACCTGGATGGACGCGTTCTCGTTGACGGCGCCCCACCGGTCCGCGTTGTAGAGGAGCGCGGTCGTGCTCGAGTAGGTCGTGAGCGTGCCGGGGACCTGCCGCCGGAGGTACTGGAACTCGGCGTTGAGCAGGAGGTTGTCCTGCCGGCCGATGTCGTTCAGGACCGCCAGGGACCCGTCGGGCTTCTTGACCTTGAGGAGGCCGTCGGACGAGTCGACGAAGACGCCGTAGACGCCCGAGGCCGGGGTGGACGGTTCGGTCCCGGAGGTCAGCTGAACTTGCCCGGCCATGTGGTGACCTCGTTAGTGGATTAGGAGGACGCCCTCGTCCTCGATGACCAGGGTGCCCGTGTCTTCGACCGAGAAGGGGCCGACGATCGTGTCCGACGTCCAGGCCCGGACGGTGCGCGTGGCGCCCGCCAGGACGCGCCGCTCCGACCGCTGGTACTGGAGGTCCAGGGTCGTCTGGAGGGCGGCGATGGCCGCGTCCGTGTACGCCTCGGCGGCCGCGAGGGCCGCGGCGGCGGCGCCGGCCGCGTCGAACGAGGCGGGCGAGTAGCCCGTGTCGTGGATCTTCTTGCCCGTCGGGCCCTTGAAGGCCGCGAAGTCCCCGTCGATCACGGGCTGGTCCGCGGCGCCGATGGAGACGTTCCCGAGGGCGTTCTTCGCGAGCAGCAGGTTCGCGATGTACAGCGCGATCTTCTGGGGGTCGCTGGCCTTCGACGGGTCCTTCGACTCGTCGAGGGGCCGCTGGGTCACCTGGGGACCTGGACGGGCGTGTACGGGAGGGCGAGGCTACCGGTGCCCAGCCGGGCCGCCAGGAGCTCGGCCTGCCGGCTGGCGTCCGGCTGCTCAGCCTTGGTCGCCGTGGCCTCCGGGGGCGGGGGCGGGGGC